CAGCCAAATGACAGATTCAATCCGTGGCCGTATTACCCCAACTCCGCCGTTGCCTTATCCGGGCAGCGGCGCTGCTGTTCCTGCCTATACCTACCCCGGCAGCAAACCGCGCCAAACCTTGCCCGGCATTCAAAGACCGCTTACCCGTGAACAACTGATTCAGGGGCAAGCCGCTTTAGACAAAATCAATAACCTGCCTCACTTTCTGCGTAGCCAGTTTATTTCTCGCTATCAATACCTGTTAGCCAATAAAGGGCTAAACGACGCAAATAAATGGCTGGTGTTTGTCTTTGACCAGCGTATCTGGCCGCGTATTCAGGTGGTCAATAGTAAAAATGTTATGCGCCTTAGTGCGTCAATGAGCTTTTCCACTGATGCCCCAACCTATGCCAGCCTCGCGGGTATGCATGATAAAGAGCTGCGCCGCTTTGCCCGCAAAATCGGTGATGAGCTAATGGTGGCGTACAACCATCATTGTGATGAATGCATTAAGGCTAATCAGGGTGACAGGGCCGTTTTATTGCAGGCCGATACACAGGTACGGATATTCGGCGATCTTGCCAGAATGGCGCGCGCTTTTAATATCACCCCGATGCACTGGCGCAAATACCTGAAAGGCCGTTTAGATATCACGTCTGCTATCGCCAGTCTGTCACGGCTGGTTAACCCTGAGTGGTGGGAGCGCAAACTCAAAGCGCAGCGCACCCGTTGGCGGGAAGCATTATTGATTGCTGTCGGTAATGTTAGCCGGGATATTTCAGCATCTTCTTATGCCAGTAAGCAGGCTATCCGCGAAGTATTCGCCCGTCGCCAGTCTAATCTGGAATATCTCAAAAGCTGCCAGTTAGAAAATATTGAAACCGGTGAGCGCATCGACCTGATTGATAAGGTGATGGCGAGCATTTCTAATCCAGAAATTCGCCGCATGGAGCTAATGAATACCATCGCTTTCACGGAAAAATATGCTGCCGGGCAAAAGCACGTCGGTATGTTTCTGACCATCACCACCCCGTCCAAATATCACCCAACTCGCGTTGTTGGGAAAGGCGACAACGAGAAAGTACAGCTTAATCATAAGTGGAATGATGAAGCCTATTCACCCAAAGACGGCCAGCGCTATCTCTGCAAGATTTGGAGCAAGATGCGCACCGCCTTTAAAGACAACGAATTAAGTGTCTACGGAATGCGCGTAGTTGAGCCACACCATGACGGTACGCCGCACTGGCACATGATGCTGTTTTGCCAACGCCGCCAGCGCCAGCAGGTAATCGACATCATGCGCCGCTATGCGTTGAAAGAAGATGGTGACGAGCGCGGAGCCGCTAAATACCGCTTTGAGTGTAAGCACATGAACAAAGGCGGGGCCGCTGGCTACATCGCTAAATACATTGCCAAGAATATCGACGGCTACGCGCTTGAGGGTGAACGTGATCATGAAACCGGTGAGCTGCTGACTGACTCCGCTGCGGCGGTAACAGCGTGGGCGGCAACGTGGCGCATCCCTCAGTTTCGCCCGATTGGGCTTCCCTCCATGGGAGTCTATCGCGAGTGTCGCCGTATCCGTTCTATTAGTCTGGCTGAGACTTTTGACGAAACCGTGGAAGCTGTGCGTCATGCGGCTGATGAGGGTGATTTTGCTGCCTACATCATGGCGCAAGGTGGCACCAATTGTGGCAACCAGACCGTCCGGTTAGCCAAGCGCGTCGCTGATGAACTCAACGCCTACGATGAAGAAGTACAGAAAGTCGTCGGTATCTACGCGCCGCATTTAGGCGCTGACCATATTCATGAAACCCGTTCAACCCAATGGCGTATTGTCGCCAAGGCCGTTGACGTTGAGCTTTTGACTTTAAAAAGCGCCTCTGGCGCGCCTCGGAGTCCTGTCAATAACTGTGGGTTAGGTGGAAACACCCAAGCGCCAAATGACCCCAACGGGCAGGATAAAACGCCTGTGGCGGCGATGGAATACCCACCGGACGCCGTTATTGACTGGTCGGACACTGCCGCCGTGAGGGCGATTGTGGCCCGCGTTAAAGAGAAGCAGCCAACGATAAGCAAGATGCAACGCAGTTATAACCCCACCAAGGGCCGACTTATTGCGCCATCTGCCCGCTTAACCCGCGAAGAACGCCAGCGCATCCCTCAAATCCGCAACGATTTACTGTTGAAAGATATCAGCGCCCAACGTTGGGAACTGGAATCGTTAGCGCGTGGGGCAAAAATGGCTGTTGGTGATGCGGTGATCCATTACCCGGCCTTGTCCGACTGGCCGGAATTCGATGATTAATCTACCTGAGAGGAAACTCATGACTAAAACCGACGCCACTACCCGTAAACAGGCACAGCGCCAGCGTGATAAATCTGCTGGTATCAATGAAATTCGCGCCCGACTGGAGCCAGAAGAGTTCGCCATGCTAATCGAGGGCATGGCTGCCCGGCGTCTGTTCCGGCCAGCCTACGATTTACCGGAATATATCGCGCTGCTGATTCGACAAGATAACCAGCGACTAAAAGAGCAACAAGCCGAGCTGGGTAAACAACGCTGTGGCAAATGTGGCGATACCTTGCCGGGCGATCCAAATGGGTGTTGTTTACGGGGTGAAGCGGCGTGTTGGCAAACCAAAGGTATCAACAGCTTATTAATTAGTGCAGTTAAACCATTGTGACGCGTCACGGCGGATTACTTTTACAACATATAGCGCGTCACAAACATCTGATTTAACTAAACAGCCATATACAGTATTGACCTGAATATTGTTTTACTCGATACTGTATATAAATACAGTATAATAAGGAGCCTGCATTGAAACCCGTTGATAAAATAGAATTAACACTATTAAGAATTCAGTTTATTGCTGAAGTTTCCCAAGTTGCGCAGTGCAGTAATAGCGAGTTTCTTGTCGCCATGTCGTTGATATCAGACCTGACCAGCCAGATAGTCACGAGCCCAAATTATGATGAGATTTTCTATAACGCCGACGGTAAAAAATCGCACTGATAAATCCCCCATAAAATAATGCATGTGTGGCCTCCCATCGTGATTTGGGTCATGCATGCATATAGTGCATGATTCCGCATGTTGATCCCCTCCCCTATTTCCCCTGTTAGCGCCAGTTCCGGCGCGGATCTCAATGGATCATGCAAGTGCATGAAAAGCGACCTACAAAGCGCGCAGGCGTGGCGGGGATAGCATTGCGCGCAAAGAGTTTTGATACCCTTATTTATCGATCTTGGGCGGGCCGTGGTGCTGCGTTCGGTTGGGTTGGGAATCAATGCGTGTTCATGGGTTGCGAGGGCGTAGCGGGCGTCTGGTGGCGTATGGTGCGAGGTGTTGGAATTGCTACTTTTCGGGCATGAAAAAGCCGCCCGGTTCGGCGGCTATGATATTCAAAAATATCAATTAACTATTTGTAAACCTGAAACGCTGCCAGCTTTTTTTCATCTGTATACAGTGCAGCGACAAAGCCATCTGTAACCAGTGAGTTGATAACACCAAGCGCGCCAGTCATGTATTTGTCTTTTGACATACCACACATCACCTCAGAGTCATGGGCTAACGTCGCGTTACACTCTATTCGATGCGATACCAGCGCAGTAATACAATCCGGGTCAAGTGACAACGCTTGATTAAGAATATCAACAGCCAGTTGCGCTGTGATTTTTTGGTTAGTTTGAGTTTCCATAATTATTCCTTTTTTCGTTTTGTATTTTTGCGGTGGCTGCGGCGGTGGCGCTGGCCTCTTCACTGTGTCGCCGGGTTTGTATGGCGGTGGTGTTGGCGCTTTACGTCCCATATTAATCCTCGCTTATCAGTTCATAAGGCTTGAACCGGATCACCTCTTCCCCTATCCAGTCATTCACCTCTTTCAATCGTTCTTGCAACGGCGTTAACTCGTTACGGACAAACACTTGTGAGGCTTTCGCCACGTCACCGAATCCGCCGGTATTGTTGGGAATAATCCCCATCATCTGCGGTGGCACCCGGTGCACACTGAGCAGGTCGTCGCGGGTGGCGTTCTTGATATTAAAAAAGTCATCTTTGGTGGCGACTTCGCTCAACGGTAAAATCTGGATGCCGTCTTTTTTGCCATTAGGCGCGTACATAAACAGGTTGCGGAAATTGCCTAGCCCTTTGGTGTCGCGCATCGCTTTACGCATTGCCTCAATATCGCTGCTACTTTGCGCCGCATCAGTCATATACAGGATGTATCCCGCGTGAGCGCCGTTCTGATAATACTTGCGGCGAAACAGCGTGGCGGCTTCATTGAGCCATGCCGAATTTAAACCGCTTAGATATTCCGGCAAACCGTAAAGCTCCTGATTGATATCCGGTTCTATCAGGTGGAAAACGCTCCCGGCTTCGAACAGGTGTTCATCTTTCCAGTTCTGGACAAACCAATAGCAATCTTTTTCTAATCCACGGCGGGTGTACTTGGCCGGACTGGGGTCGAGGCGCAGTGGTGCGCCCAGTTGGTTACGGCGCACCTCTAAAAACGCATTGCCAAACACCAGATAATCCAGTGCATAGCGGCTAAACGCCTGCTGACTGAGCATTGAATGCGGCGTAAATGTGCTTGCCAGTATGTTGCGTTTCACATACAGCGGTGAGCTGTGATGCACCGCCGCCCGGAAGCTACGCGCCAGACCGTCAAAGCTGATCGGCGGGTCATACCATTTACCGTTACCGGTGCATTCGATGTAATCCAGTATTTCCCGCTTGTCGAGAACGGCGGAGGGTTCGCCAAAGGTGAATGCCTCTACCGGCTGCTGTTGGCTGGCGGTGTGATTAGTCGCCGGGCGACTTAATGCCTTGCGGCCTTTGC